AAAAAAAATAGAGAAGAATATAGATCAAATACTACAGCACTACAAACTAACTTTTTAGATAACTTACCATTTGGTATAGGTAACGAGATAGGTAGAGCAGGTAGACAAGTCTATGAAAAGTTAAGAAGAAATTTGCCTATTGGGCGAGTAACGGGAGGGCGTGTGTTCCCGAAAGGTCTGCCAGACCCTAAAATCATACGTGATATATTATATTAAAGGAGTAAATAATGCTTAATTTTATGAAGACGCCTGAACATGACTTGATATTGTCAAACGGTGTGAAGGTAAAGTACAGACCATTTTTAGTAAAAGAAGAAAAGATTTTATTGATGTCTGTAGAGAACAATGTAGAACAGGAGATGGTTAATACACTAATTAAAACTGTTCAAACTTGTGTATTGACAGATGGTATTGACGTTACAAAGTTACCAGTTTATGATTTTGAATGGTTATGGTTAAACATAAGATCAAAGTCAATAGGTGAAACTGTACAACTTAAACTAAAATGTCCAGATGATGAAACACAGGTTGTAGATTATGATTTTAATATTGAGAGTGTAAAACCAGACTTTAGTAAAAAGGTGGACACACATATACCTTTTTCAAAAGATTACGGTGTGATAATGAAAGTGCCTACTATAATTGAAGTGTCGAATAAGAAGACTATTATTGACCTTACAGTTAATTTAATGAGGGATTGTATTGCTCAGATTTACAATGGTGATGAAGTGTTTGAAACTTCAGACCTTGAAGCAAAAGAACTTGAGCAGTTTGTTGACAACTTGACTATGCCACAATTCAAAAAACTAAAAGATTTTTTTGAAACGTTGCCTATCATAAGTCACAAAATAAAATACAAGAACCCTAAATCAGGTGTAGAGCATGAGTTATTATTACAAGGGGCTTCTGATTTTTTTCAGTTACCCTCTTACATGAAAGCCTAGAGAGTTTTTATAGGACAAACTTTGCTTTAATGCAATACCATAAATACTCATTAGGTGACCTTGAAGGAATGTTACCATGGGAGAGGGAAATATATGTTGACTTATTGTTACAACATATACGAGAAGAAAACGAGAAGATAAGAGAAAAACAAAGAGGGAGATAATATGAACTTTTTAAAAAATATGTTAACTACAGGTTGGCTAGGTTTTAAATACGGATGCAAATCATTATGGCATTTTATTGAGGTAGAGATACCTGAATTGATGTCTAACTGGAGACTAGTACCAAGACTATTAATGCTTGCTTATGGTTGGGCATTTTTAGATGTAATCAATTGGTTTATGGCACTAGAGAATCCTAACAACGCACAGGCAGGGTTAGTGTCAGTAGTCGTTGGGGCTGGTGCAGGTTGGTTTGCAATATACGTAAACGGTAAACCATCAAAAGTAAAGAATAAAGAATAATGGCAGCACAAGTCGAATCCAAGGTCTTTAAAAAGGCTTCAGCAGAGAACTTTAAGTCGATTCTAAAAAGACAAAAAGAAGATGAATCTGATCCTAAGTTTGCTATATCTGACTCGTTACAAGAGTACCAATCTCAATTAGAGAGGTCTGCTGGTTACACGAGTCAGGCAAAGTTGAATGACGCACAAATACGACAAGAGATAATCAACTTTGTTATAGACTATTCTGTTGTTGAACTTGACTCTTTGAAAGGTATGGATTTTGATGACGCAAAAACTCAACAACAAACTACAGAAAAAACAATCAAAGAGTATGAAGGTCTATTTAAGAAAGGTATTATTTCAGAGGAAGAACTTGCATATATCCAAGAAACTGTAGGTAAAACGAATGCTGAATTAAAAAAAGTATTAGGGTTATCAACTAAATTATCATTATCATTTAGAGATTTTAAGAAAGAATTAAAACCACTTAAACTTGCTAAACGTATAGGTCTTACAAATGTTCCTATTATAGGCAAAAGAATAGAAAGAGCAATTGAGTCTGAAGAAAGAGCAGAGCAAAGAGGTATATCTGCTAAAAGACAATTGCGTAGAAAAGAAACAAAAGGTTCTTTAAAACAAGGCGATAGCACATCAACAGCTGCAGGTACAAAAGGTGGTAGAGAAGATATAGCAAAAGACGCAACTGCTGGGTCGTTAGGTATGGATCTTATGCCTGATACTGCCGATAGTGGTCTTGCAGATAGTGAAGAGGCAACTGAACAAGAAAGAGAATCAGATAAACAATTTGATACATCATCAGGTTTATTAGAAAAGATTTACGAAGAATCAAAACTTACAAACGAACTATTAGGTGGTAAAAAAGAAGACGATAAAGGTTTCTTTGAGGGCGTAGGTAATGCCTTGTTACCACTTGCAGCCTTATCAACATTAGGTGGTACAATTACAGGTGCAATCACAGGACTAGGTAGTACACTTGCAGGCTCAGTAAGAAGTATGTTAGGTCTACCACCAAAAGCACCTAAAGGACCTGTGGGTGCAAAACCAAAGGTACTTGGTACTGGTTCAGGCACTACAGCAGTAACAAGCACAGGTGCAGATAAAAAAGATTTAAAGACTAAAACAAAAACAGGTTCACTTGTTAAAAACAATCTTAAAAAAGGTGTCAAGGTAGCAGGTAAAGTGGCAGGTGGTGCTGCTAGAGTTGCAGGACGTGTATTCTTACCTCTTGCTGCTGTTATGGGCATGTTTGACGCTGCTAAAGGTGTTGCAGAAGCAGGTGATTTACTTGACAAAGAAGAAGGTGAAGAACTAACATTTAGAGATAAAGCGTCATCAGGTTTTGCTGGGTTCTTATCAGGTTTAACATTAGGATTAGTAGATAAGAAAAAGACTGCTAAGTTTCTTGCAGGCGATAGTGACTCACCATCAATTGCTGATCAACATAATGATTTGGGTCTTGTAAAGAACGATCAAAAGACGCTTGACAAGGTAGAAGAATTAAAGGCAGATAAAATAGAGAAATTAACAATAGGTAATGGTGAGGCTGGTACTATAATTAACAACATTAATAACAGCTCATCTAATACAACAAATAAAACAGAATACGGTTCAACAAACATAGGAACAACAAATCCAGATAGTACAGTTAAAGATCAATCTGTGATGATACCTTAATAAATATTAATATGAAAGCATTTAAAGCACTAACAACACTTATCAACGGCCTGAAGAACAAAGGCAACGTTTTACAAGGTCGTAATATACCATCATTTAGAACGATAGCAAGTAAAGCAGGTGTTATCAATTATAACCCTGGTAATGCAGATTACACATCAACAAGACACTCAATGAGCAATAACTTTTTTGTGTACCCTATAAACCATGAAGACCAAGAGCATTACATGTTATTTGATATTATAGAACGTGTAGCTGAAGAAGGTGGTGCAGGTAATAATAGAAGTGTAGGTAATCAATACTTAACAAAAAGAGCAGATAACCTTAACAAGGTCGTGTACAATGCAAATAGATTTTTTGGTGAAGGTTCTTCTAACATAGGATTCGGTATACCTACAGGTAAAGGTTCTGCTAGAAATATAAAAAATACAATTGCAATATACATGCCACAAACATTAAAATTCAATATGCAGGCAGACTATGGTGCTGAAGAGGTTGGTATGATAACAGGTGCAATGGCAAAACTAAAAGACGCAGTTAATAGTGGTAAATTCTTTGGGTCAGATTTAGGATCAATTACAGCACAATTAGGTAAGGCTGTATCAGGTGTAGGTGCATTTGCCTCTGGTGGTCTATTGTCAGGTACACAGGCTGCATTGCAACGTAGAACAGGTATTGCCCCAGCAGCCATGCAAGAGATGATATTCAATGGCATAGATTACAGAAATTTTAGTTTTACATTTAAATTTACACCACGTAGTAAAGAAGAATCAGATGTGGTTAATAAGATATTACATGCTATCAAAGACGCTATGTTGCCTGAAAGATACGGTGACGGTAGTAGTATTGCAGCCTACAAGGTGCCACATGAATTTGTAATTAGATTTATGAAAGGTACAGCAATCAACCCATACATAGATCAAATAGGATTGTGTGCTTGTACAGGTGTTGATATAGATTATGGCTCAGACAAATTTAGTACACACCCTAGTGGTGATCCTGTGTCAATAGACGCAACATTAAGTTTTAGAGAACTAGAACTAATGGAAAGAAAACGTTACAACGAATTAAGATTGTCAGCAAGCAACGCACCGTCAGCTGCTGAAACAAAGGGGGCTAGATAATGCCATCATATTTTGAGAACTTTCCTAAAATTTACTATGACGCAGTAGGCAAAGGTGATTACAAGTTAGTCACAAACCTATTAAGACGTGTACAGATTAAAGAAGGATTAAGTGAAACGGCTGCTCTATTTGATCTATATGACATAGGTGGTGAAGACACACCAGAGTCAGTATCAGAGCAGTTTTATGGCGATCAACGATATTACTGGATAATATTGTTATTCAACAAAGTCAAAGATAGATTTTATGATTGGCCTTTACCTCAAGCACAGTTTGAGCAATATGTAAATGACAAGTACAATGCACCTAATGGCATACATCATTACGAAGTTGCTCAGTCTTCTGGTTCAACATCTTCATTTGACGACTCACATATGATAGAAGTAAACAGCACCGTGTCAGGTGCTACGTCTGTTTCTAATTACGAGTATGAATTACGAATACAAAATAAGAAGGCAAGGATCAAACTAATCAAACCAGAATTTTTAGAACTGATTACACAAGAATTTAAAACCTTGATAGGAGGATAAGATGGCCGATAAGGCAGCTCCCAAATATGATGACCTGAACAACAGATTCCCTGGCGATTTTAGAGCAGGTGAGATAATACTTTACAGTTACGGTGGTTCGCAGTTAGAAATATCAGGTATGACAGCCGTAGTCAACGTCTACCAAGATTTAGATTCAGCATTTTTATCAGGCAACCTCATGTTCATAGACAGCGTAGGTGCAGTTAATAAGTTGCCTATCATAGGTAACGAGTTTTTAGAGTTTAAATTTAGAACACCTATAGACGCAGGTGGTGATGAAGAAATGAACGCTACAAACCACAGATTTCAAGTATATGAAAAACGATCAGTAAGATCAACACAAAACTCACAGGCTGTTGCCTTATTCTTTACATCAATCGAATCAATACGAAATGAGCGAATACGTGTATCAAAATCATTAACAGGATCATATGCAGAAATGGTTGACAAGATAGTCAAATCAGACAAATCCTTGCTCAACTCTAAAAAAGACCTATTCATTGACCCTACAAAAGGCGTGTACAAATACACGTTTCCTAATTGCAGACCTGCTGAAGGTGTAAGGCACATGACGTTTATGTCAGAGCCAGTCAATTACAAAACACCTGATTATATGTTCTATGAAAACAATAGAGGTTTTCATTTTAGATGTTTAGAGTCATTGTATAGAGAGAGTGGTGACACATCACGTAACAGACCATTTGTTGCCTTTGTAGACCTATTGTCAGCGTTTAATCCTAACTTTAGTACACCAGACGTAGAGTCAGAGTCGCCTATAACTAAACCATATTCATTTTCATTTAACGACTCATATAACACATTAAAAAATACAAGACGAGGCATGTTCGGTAGTGTGACCTATGCACACGACCTAATAGATAAGAAATTTGTAAAGAGTAAATTGACATACACAAACTACTATGAACAGGCATTACACATAGACGCACCGACAGGTGCTGGTGCAGTATATCAAGGTATCATGCCACCTGGGCCTGCTGACTTTGATGATGACTATACAATAGATGATAAATCATATGGTTCAAAAAACAAACACCAGATCAATAGACTACATGCTAGTAAATTGACCAAGGCGTCAAGTGCTGACAATCGTAAGTACATGGATGATTATTTTGCTCGTGTATTTGTTGTACCTGATACTAAATCAAATCACATTTTCAATAGTGAGGGTATGGGATCAGATCCTAGAATGACAGGAAAACAGAATTTATCAGAAGCAACGAGAGATTACTTCTCAATGAATATAGACGTACCAGGTAACTTTACATACAATGTAGGTGACCTAGTATGGTGTGAAGTGCCATCATATAACGCTGCAGATATGACAACAGATAATAAGGTTATGAGAGAAGACGTGATAGACCCATTCCTTACAGGTCGTTATCTAATATCTAAATTACACCATCAAATTGATATGATAGATCAGAAACACACTACAGCGATGACTGTGGTTAGAAACGTATTTGCTAATGATTTACCAAATGCTGATACATTTAAAGCAGGTGCTCACTTTAGATCACAACCTATAGATGTAATCGGGTCAGGTGTAGATATATCAACGTTAACACCTATTAAGAACAAATTAGACGGCAAAATACCGTCACCACAGATTAGTAACGTAAATGACATTGCTAAGAAGTTAGGCGTAGATTTGAATAGTAGTGACATGTCCATCAAGGATGCCGCTAATAAGGCGGTTAATAACGTCCTAAACAGTACTTCCAATAGAGTTTTGATGAACGAACACCTTGCAAAGATCAATAGCACAATACTACAAAGAAAGACCGTAGTAGAGAAAATTGCAGAAAAGGCTAAACTAGCATTAGGAGGCATAAACCTCAGTAACGTAAACAACATACCACCATCAATGAGGGGCTCAATGCAAGGGAATATCAATAGCTTTGTACAATCTAGTATGGTTGCCTTTAAGAAGAACTTATCTAGTGCTAAGAGTTTTTTTAAAGGATTCTTCTAGTATGCTCAAAGTTTATTGCGAGTTTAGAAAAAAATTTCCATATAAGGGTATGGCCACATGAGAGGACACAATAGAATAGACCTACAAACAATGTAAGAACGAACTATTACAAACTTACAAAGGACCAAAGACAATTTGAACAATATGAAAGAAATATACACAAAAAGATCAATGAATATAAGAGGTATCAACGATAGGCCTCTAATAAGTGCTTCGCACCGCGGCGCCTACGCAATCCTTTTAAATACGGATAAATATAAGGAGGTGACCGCTTTAAATACGGTCATTTATGGGAAAAAATAAATGAGTACTACAGATTTTATGGGCAGAGATGGCTTCATCTGGTTTACAGGTGTCGTTGAGGATAGAAAAGACCCACTTAAATTGGGCCGAGTAAGAGTAAGATGTCTAGGTTATCACACGGAAGACAAAGAGGCCTTACCTACTACAGATTTACCTTGGGCACATCCAATGTTGCCAATTACTGCCAGTGGCACATCTGGCATTGGGCAAACTCCCCTTGGCCTTTTAGAAGGCTCGTGGGTGGTTGGTTTCTTTAGGGACGCAGATACTAAACAAGACGCAGTAATTATGGGGAGTTTGCCAGGCAGACCCATTACTACAGGCGCACAGAATTTAGCAGAGGGCCTTGGGTTTAGCGACCCTAATGGCAATTACCCACGTTACGCAGGCGAATCAGATGTTAATAGACTAGCACGGAATGACGCAGATAATCAGAGCATTACGCTAGAAGCACGTAAGACATTTAGAGCGGCCTCTTATACAAATATACCTAGTGCAAATATACTCCCTATCGCAGATGGCATAGTAGATATAGCACAGTCGGAGGGTGATGTATGGTCCTTACCTGAAAATACATATGCAACTGAATACCCATACGGCCATGTATATGAGAGCGAATCAGGCCATCTATTAGAGTTTGACGATACACCAGACCAAGAGCGTATTCTATTATATCATCATAGTGGTACTGAAACAGAAATCACGGCCGAAGGAACAAAGAACGAAGTAAACAAAGATTCAACTCATACGATAACCGAGAAAGACAATAAGGTCTATATCAAAGGGTCCTCTGACCTAACAATCGGTGGTCGCCATAAGATAACAATAAACGCTGATGGTGCTGCTAATAACAATTACGATATACAGGTAGGGCCTAACGCTAATGTCAATATACAAGTAGATAAAGGTAACATTAATATGGCCGCTTTAGATGGTGATATTAATATGTTTGCTAATAACAATATGAATGTAAGAGTAGGTGGTACGTATAAACTTGTTGCTGGTAAGATATTAGAAACATCACAAAGTACAACCACACGTAGCGCTCAGAATGAGTATCACACGTATGGTAACCCAATTGACCACAACTAAAACTGGCTAGGCTTTCTAATCTATAAAAGTAGTAAGTAACATAGAGATATAACGAAGCGGTATTTTATGGTTTTATATATGAGAATTTTTTTCGTGCTATTTTTTGTGTTATTAGTCGGCTGTGTCAAAGTGTCGGTATCATGTAAAGTAGATAATATAGATGAAATCGCATCCGCGGTCGAAGACTGTAAAGAACAACCTAACATGGCTATATCAAAGGAGTTTTAGAAGTTATTACTTTTATACATAGTTATGTTGAAACCCAAAGGAACCATGCTAGAGCTAACAGATAACGCAATAAAGAGATTAACTTACATTGCCAATAAGGCAGGCACTCGTTATGTGAGATTAGACATTAAGGGTGGTGGATGTGCAGGCTTTGAATATAAGTGGAGTACTACGGATACAAGGGAAGATACTGATTGTTTATTAGGCGATATATTAGTAGCGTCTTTAGAATTAGAGATGTACTTATTAGGTACAACGCTTGATTGGGTAGAGGAAGAGTTTAGTAGTGAATTTAAGATAACTAATCCTAATAGTAAAAGTAGTTGTGGCTGTGGGGAGAGTTTTAGCGTCTAGGAACTATCGTTAAAAATTTTTCGCTTTACTGTGCGAATACTTTGATGTTAACTTGTGCGGAAACTATATGAAATATGAAAAAGCAGATTTACCTGTATTAATCTCTATGCCACGTGCTGGTTCGCATTACGTAGGTCATTATATAAGACAAGCATATCTTAAACGAGGTATTGTAGGACCTGAAAATCGTAGTTCGGAGTTTTTTAATAACGAAGACTATAGACAACCTATACAACAGAAAATAAAGTTATTTGAAGATTTAAGAGATAACTTTGGTGTAAATATGTTTTCTATCTATCATGGCCATCATATGAGTCAACATATATCAATGCCTAGTAAACCTCATTACACTTATCTATTTGATTGGTTTAAAGACTTCTATTTAGGTTATACGGTTGTTTTATTAAGACGTAAGAATATATGGAAACACTTTGTATCTTTTACGTTTCATAATATTATTAGAGATGAATTAGACAAGTATGGTAAAGAAAATGAAATAACACATCCTTGGCATTCTATGAATGTTACAGATGATGATGTATTAAAATCAACAATACAAACATACAACATAAAGTTTAAGTTTACGGATGCTCATTTTGAAAAGTTTTTATATTATGTAAGATTTTTTAATGAACATGTAATCAACTATTATAAAGATAAATTAAATGTACATAATCTATGGTTAGAGGATTGTACTCATAGTAAAATGGTTGATATGTTTATACCAGAAGAACGTAAATTAACTTATACAAATCCTTTTGAACCTAGTAAGATAAAGTATTTAACATATTTTAACAATACAATAGAATACAAAGCAAAGTTTACTAATTTATATAATACTCATTTTAAGCCATATGGGTATGAGGTAGATTAAACGCCCACGCTTTTTCATAACACCAAAAACATTGCCAACACCATGCAGTAAAGTCTTTAGTTTGTTTACCTGAACCTACACAAGAACGTGTAATAGGAAACAAGTCTTCCATTAAACCTTCTTCTTTAAATACACCAGCAACAAATCTTTTATTTACATTTATATAAGGTTGATATACGTTATATGTTATATTAGGTTTGTTTGAAACATCACGTCTTGTTTCACCTTGTATTCTTTCTAAATTTTTAGGAGTATAATTGATTTCAGGAAATCTTTCTTTTGCATATTTGGCAAATGCCATACGTATTTGTACAGGTGGGTTTGCTGTCATACCATCTAATCTAATAGGTCCTTTAAATTGACTCATAAATTCAGGTATTAGTTTATCTAATTGTAAAATCTTTGCAACAGCAGTTACAGACATATTGCCATATAACTTTTGATTTTCTAACATACTATCTCTTGCTTTAGGCCACCAGCCACCTACTTCTCTATCGTTAAAGTCTTTGATTGTTATGTCATTTAACTTACCATTAGGAAACTTCTTTTGTAAATATTCAACTATTTCTCTAGCTGCGTCAGCGTCTTTAGGGGCGTTTACGTCATTACACATAAAAGGAAATATTTCTATTTGCGGAAAGTGTTTTAATGTTAAGTATGTTGCTGACGCTGAGTCACAACCACCTGATAATGACATAACTATTTGTTTAGGTAAAAAATCATCATCAAAGTCAATATCTTTTAATGCTTGTTCTTTATATGGTGATTTGTTTATTTGTTCTTTTATATTTGTCCAAAATTCAATTGTTTGATTTCCATATGTTAAGTTCATTTTAATGCTCCTTGTCTAACTTGTCTCCAACGTTGTAGTTCTGGTGTAACGTTAAAGTATTCTTCACTTTTTATTTTTTTAACTCTATTCTTGTCACTAGGTACAGCAAAGTTATCATAAGCCTTTTGTACATTTTTTCTTAATTTTCTACTTCTAGGATCAAAACCTCTATTTGTTTTTACTAATAATAATGTTATGCCTTCTTTATGTGCAATCTCTTTTGCTTGTTCTATTTCATGTTCATTGTATCCAAATATTATATATTGCCACACTATAGGGTGACCTGCCTGTACTCCCATTTTCATAGTTTCCCATACTTGTTTAAAATTAGAACCTATACGATACAATTCTGATTTCTCATCTAAACCATCAACACCAAAGTACCAACAATTTTCTCCTAGACCATAACTATATGCTTTTTCCCACCACTTCTCATCCATGCCTTTTGTATTAGTACCATTAGTTGCAACTCTTAAACCTTTACCTAAACCGTCCATCATTTCTAAAAATGCAAGAAAGTCAGGATGATATATTGGGTCTGATATTTGACCACAAAAGGTTATCTGATTTTCATAATAGTTTAATACTTTTCTAAATTCTGCTTTACCTATATCAAATGATCTTGCTATTCTAGGTAGACCTTCTACCTTTTGTCGTAAACATTGTGGGCAACGTAATATACATCTATGTGATAGATCCATATTAGGTGAAGATAGTTTTTGATTTTGAATATAGAAGTCTGTTAAATGGCTCATTTTTTATAAGTATCTTTTTCTAAATTACCACACTTGTATTGGCATTGTTTCAAAGCACAACTTGGATTATTTATTAGCGTATCAAAGAAGTGTTCCCACTCTTTAGATCCATATATATCTTCTAACTTGTCAACATTTTTTAGTGCAAGGTGATCGTCTTTTAAATGAAAGACTTCCGTTACACCGTGATCGTTTTTAGGATCATCTAACCAACAACAAGGTAACATATAACCATCAGATGTATAGGCTGCTGGTTTATGATAACTTTTAGGTTGATATGTTAAACATCTAGGTTTAATTTTTATATCTTTAGGATTCATTTTTATATTGTAACACAATCTTAACATAAAGTCAAGCTAGTAATACTCCTTTAGTTCAGGAAATACATCAAATAAATTGTACTCCCATTTAGTTCCCTTGTAACGTTCATCTATTTGTAATAAGTATTTAATTGTTTCTTTATAGTCATACCCATTATTGTCTTCTCGTAATACTTGTTGTATATCTGGCCACTTTTCATATTTAGGTATCAGTTCTTGTTTGAGTTTATCAGGCAATACGTTTGCAGCTAATTTTTCGGGACTTCTTATATTAGACCAGTTTATCATAGAGCCTCTTTCCCTTGTTTCAAATATATCAATATTTTTGTCGTACCATTCAGGCAACTCATAAAATCTAAGCACACTTAAAAACGATATAGCGCCATTAATATTTATTTTTACATTAGGGTACTTTCTAACGGTCTTAATGTTATTAACAATCTCATCCCAATTTGATCTTCTTCTAATATAATTATTAGCTATTCCTACACTATCAAGTGATACAGTAAAT